AAAAGAGGACAGTAGGTATAATGGTGTGATGGTTGGGTGGAGGCGAACCATCACATGAGCGGGGCAAGAAAACACATGGGGTTCATATAAAATATAGAATTAGAATAAAGAATATATAGATATAACCTAAGGGGAGCGTGCACTTGCCGGACACCTCAGACCGGCTTGCCGTTACGATACAAGGTAACCTGCCCAGCTTCCGCCCATGCAGACTGAGCGACGGTTTGCGGACGTGTGAACCTCTGAGCGATGGCGTGCGTGGTCCGCTCAACCGAGGTGTCGCGATCAAACCATTCGACCACCTTGCGCTGGCGCGGCTTGGCCCCGTCAATTTCATTGCCGAACGTACGCCCGCCCATGAGATAGGGAGCCTTTGTAAATTCCGCGATGGCCGCTTCGCGACGCTGAGCCGTGGCCTTGATATGCTTCGCCTGCAGATTACGATTAAGACGTGACATGGTTCGATCCTTTCCTGTTACCGTCGAAGTAACCGTCAGTTACTTTGAGGGTAACAGCCGGGGCGGAAGCCCCGACCGTTGCGTTGAAACCTATTGGCGCTTGCTAGGCGCACTGTCGGTTTGGTAGCCCATATTAATCCCGCGATCCCGGACCTTGCGAGGGTCCGTCCGTCAGTATGTCAAACAGCGCCGGAAAGACCGCCCTCACAATTCGGACCCGTCGTCATCCCGTCGAAGGTAGCGGGGAAGCTCAGTTCCTCGTCGCCCTCTGTATAAGGTGGTGGGGAAAGGGTGGGATACCCCAGGGGTAACTGGCCGGAGGGGGCGGGGGTGGGGTGTGTCTTTTTTGGGTACCTTACCAATACACAGCCTATAAAACCCCATTACACCATAATAACACTCAACCCCAAAACTATACTTGACCCCAGGCGCAGTGCACTAAAACTGCACCACGTAAACATCAAACCATTGAAAACAAACAACATATTAGCTGGTAGGCCATCAGCACCCCACCTCTTTACACCCCCAATGCAAACGCCTTACCCTCCAAAATTCTAGGTTACATTTCAGTGAGTTACATGTAAGTATACACCTGTTTCATCCAGCTCCTGATCCACCCAGAACCACCCTCGGTGCAGCACCACTGCACCGGATTTGCACCGGAGAACCCATGGCTTCGATCTTCCGAGTCGGCGAACGCTGGCGCGTGCAGGTGCGCCGCAAGGGCCACGCCACACTGTCAGAGACCTTCACCACCAAGCAGGAGGCCCAGCGCTGGGCGCGCGAGAAAGAGCACGGCATCGACAAGGGCAAGAGTGTGCCTGTCGGCCTGCGGTTGACGGTGGGCCACATCGTGCAGACCTACATCGACAACCTCAAGGTGGCCGGGCGGTCTAAGCGGCAGACGCTCGAGAAGCTGGCGGTGGCGTTTGCCGGGGTCCGGCTCGAGGAGTTCACCCAGCTCGCCATCATGAACTACGTCGCCAAGCGGGAAGGGGAGATCGTGGTGAACCAGGGGGCGGGGGCCGGGCAGGTCGCGCTGCTCAACGAGCTGTCCTACCTGCGCACAGCCCTGCGGTTTGGTGGTGTGTTGTGTGAGGCCGGGGAGGCGACGGCTCTAGCGCTGGCCCGCCTGCAGCTCGCCCACGACTTCCTCTGGCACGCCGAGCGCATCGCGGTCGCCAACCAGCGCGATAGGCGGCCTAACCTGGATGAACTCCACAAGATCCAGATGTTGTTCCGCACGCGCCGCAGGATGCAGATCCCAATGTGGGAACTTACACTCTTCGCCATGGCGACCGCCATGCGGCTGGGCGAGATAGTTGGGCCGAAGGGCATACGCTGGGAAGATCTGGACCTAAACAATCGCACCATCTGGATCCGGAAGCGAAAAATATCGCGCGGGCTGGAGACCAACGACCAGCTCATACCTCTGTTGAAAGGTCCACTCGTTTGGGATGGTGAGGTAGTCGATCCTATTAATATACTGCTTAGTACCCGCACGGCGGACGTTCGTAAGGGTCGGATATTCCCGTTCAACAAGACCCGAGTCTCAACCCACTTCAAGACCGCATGTGACATGAATCAAATTGTCGATCTGCACTTCCACGACCTCCGTCATGATGCAGTGTCGCGAATGTTTGAGTACGGCCTGCAGATTCCTGAGGTGGCGCTCGTGTCGGGGCATAAAAGCTGGAAGAACCTCAAACGGTATACAAACTTGAAACCAGTAGACCTTCACAAGAGAATGGTGAACGGGAAGTAAAGGTTGCAGTGCATATAACGTTTTTATTGACTCTTGATTCGCCTCATCCAAGCTGCGCGCTCCCCCGATGGTAATCTCCTAAGGACGGAGCCGGTCGTGCCTGGAACTAGTGATATGAGGATCGCCCAGCTGGGTCTCCTTACGGAGAGTGAACTTGCGGAGTTGATCGACGTCAAACCTCACACGCTCAGCGTGTGGCGGTGCGAAGGAAAAGGTCCGGACTTTACCCGGTTAGGTAAGTCTGTGTTTTACCGACGAATAGATGTCGAGCAGTGGATAGCGGCGAACGTAGTCGTCACGCGGCGTTTGGCCTGATACTCTACCTGCGATTAGCAGGACGAGCTTCGATGCCTAGAGTAGTGCCGGTGTTTGGAGTAGACGTCGACCAGGAACAAGTCATCCTGGTCGACGGAACCATTTTCAGCGTTGATGCCTGGTACGATCCCATGTCGCAGCAGTGCACCAAGGAGCGGGCGTGCGCCGCCGTCTTCGCCGGACCTGGCGGGCAGTGGTACGCGGTGGACCTGCGCTCCATGCACGTCCCGGACAAGGGCGAGCCCGTCCACTAGGTCCACGATCCAGCGCTGACGCGCGCCCGGTCCCGCTTGCGTGGGGACTGGCCCAACCGCCCTGCGATCATGCCCACCATCCCACCATGGGCCGCCAGCGCCGCGTACTGGAGCGCATCGATGATGTGCGAGTACTCGTTCTTGTCGGGCAGCGCCTTGCGGATCCCGCTACGGGTTTTTGCGTAGCGGTAGCCGCCTGAGAGTGCGCGCACGAGCGTGGGGCACTTCTCCTTGTTGATGAGGATGGCCGGGCCGCCGTCGCGCTGGGCGAGGAGGAAAGCCTCGATCGCCCGGATGCGCTTGTCGATGTCGTTGGTGGGTGCCGGGAATGCCTGGAAGCCCATGCGCTTGAGCGCGTCGAAGGAGGTCTCCTCGTAGATGGATCCCTTGGCTCGCCCAGCGGGGTCGCCCACGATGGCGATGGCCCGGCCCATATACTCGGGCTGGGTCAGAGCCGGGCGCAGGTGACGCTCGATGTGAAGCTCGAGTCCGATGTCCTCCGCCGCCACCTCCTCGATGACCAGGAGTCGGCCCTTGTGGTCGAGCTGGCAGATCACGGAGCCGGGGTCGCGGCCGAAATCCTGACCAACGATGAGCGGGTGCCCCACCACCGGAGTCACGCCCTCGACGACGTGGAAGCCGAGCTTGAAGCTGTCCTTGAACACCGCAGACCCCGACGGGTCGTCGCCGAACTGAGCGTGGACGTAGCGCTTGCACCAGTCGACGGAGTTCGAGCGGATGAAGCGCTCGTAGTAGGTGCGTCCCTGTGCACGCCTTACCTCTGAAGTAACGGGTTGCCGCAGGGTCTCGGGAGTCTGGGTGAGCCACTCCAGGTTCTCGGCGGTGTCTTCCATGCCGCCTGGCTGAATGAAAATCTGCCAGTCGGGCGGGGTGTTCAGCGCCATAAACTTGTGCCAGTCGGAGCCTTCGGAGGGCATGTTGGTGTCGGCGATGATGCCGAACCAGCTCGCACCGCCAAGGTTCGCCGCCGGGAAGCGGCCGCAGCGGCCAGCCAGTGGGGAGATAATGCCCACGTCCATCTCGATGCACTCCGACATCCACGCGCCCGTGAGCTGCATGGAGAGCAGTCGGCGCTGATCCTCGGGGGTGTCGAGTGGGATGAGAAGCCACTCGGAGCGCACGTCGCCCACAGAAATGTAGACCGTGTTGTCCGAGACCTTGAACTCGGCGATGCCCTGCAGCCAGGTCGTGATGTCCTTGAGGACGGTGTCCTTGAGCTGCTTCAAGGTCTGGCGAACGATGGCAAAGCGGGTGTAGCGGTTGCCGTCAGGTGCCGGGGTCTGCTCGCAGGCGCGGCGGAACAGCTCGAAGAGACAGGCGGTGGTTTTCCCCGATCCCACCGGACCAGCAATCATCCGACCAAACGAGTTTGACTTCATGAAGCGGGCGCATGTAGGCGGCGCTGAGTAGTTGATGACGGTCATTTATTTCTCTTTCGGAGGGCTTGCCGGAGCATCTTGAGGATGTCGTCGGTCGTCATGTTGCTGATGTGGTCGCCCAGTTCGTTGGGGTTGAAACTAGTCAGAGACCCGAACTTTCGACGGCTCTTCTGTTGAGTTGAATTACTGGACCACTGGCAATTCTGAGGTGAGTAGTCCCGGTCAACATCTATCCGGTCGAGTGATTTATTTGGTGGGGGGTTTCCCATATCCAAGTAAAAATTGAGGAATCCGTCGTCGTTGGACTTGTGCCACCGCGTGCAGACAGAAATCCCGCGTCCGCCGTAGTGATTGAAGTGGTCAAAATTCTTGTCGTAGCAGCGGCGGTGCATCATTCGCCACCGATCGTAACATGCCCTTGTGGCACCTCGGTCATAGACATTACTGAACTTGGACTTGTAGGTCACAGCTCTTCCGCTTCACCGTCTATGACGGGAGGCAGTGACTTCTCGAAGGTGAGTTGAGAGTCACCTCCCAGATTGATGGTGACCTTTAGGCCCTCACCTCCGCCACTGACGCCCGTTCCCGTTAGCCCCATGCCCGCCAAGCGCGCGGCAAGTTTCCCAGCCTCAATCTTCGAGTTCAGCGTCTCGCCACGGTCGTGCATCCGTTCGCAAAGCTCGGGGAGCCACTCCTCAACCAGCGCTGCCGCCTTAATGCGTACCCGCTCATGAGTGTTCAGAGCGCCGTTCCACTGGGCGACCTCCGTCTCCAGGAGGTTCTGAAAGCGCGGAAGATCCTGGATGTAATCCCAGTCTTTTGGTTCAATCTGATGGGCTTTCAGTATATCCGCGAGCGGATGTATATCCATCGCCAACTCACGAGCAAGTTTCACCAAAGTAACATCGGTGAGCGGAGCGAGCGATTCCAGTTGGGTCGACATACTCAGAGCCTCAAAACTTCGGGCTATTGTCAGTGACATACGTTATACTGTAGAAGATATGTAATGGTCGAGCCCCCTGTGGCTCGGGAGTACGTGCTCATGCACCCAATCGAGGCTGATAGGTAATGGCGGACACGCTTTCCCAGCGCGGCGTGCTTCGCGTCGTCCCTCCGGCGCAGCTCGAGGCTGCGCTTCAAAAACAGGACCGCGACCGCGCCGCTGCCGAAGGCGCAATGAGCGCTCCGACCATGTCGAACCTCGCTGGGTATATCCGCACCCAGTTTGAGATGATGAAGCAGCACCGGAACAACGCAGCCGCTGGCTGGTCCGAGCGCCTGCTCATTGCCCTGCGTGCCTTCAACGGCCAGTACGACGCCAATAAACTGGCGGAAATCCGGAAGTTTGGCGGGTCTGAGGTCTATGCCCGCATCATCGCCATGAAGTGCCGGGGCGCGTCCTCGCTGCTGCGCGACGTCTACCTGGCTCCGGATCGCCCGTGGGGCCTTGCCCCTCCGCAGGATCCCGACATTCCCCCGCAAGTGCTCCAGTCCGTCCAGCAACTCGTCATGACGGAAGTTGACTCATTGCAGGCTGGCGGGCAGCCGCCCGACCCTACGCAGATCCGCGATCGCACCCTCCAGCTCATGGAGGCAGCGCGCGTTGCAGCTAAAAAGAAGGCGACGTCGCAGGCGAAAATAGCCGAGGACAAGATCGACGAGATCCTGTCTGAGGGCGGTTTCTATAAGGCGATGGCGGAGTTCATCGTCGATCTTCCCCTGTTCCCGTTTGCCTGCATCAAGGGGCCGGTCGTCCGGATCGTGCCCGTCGTCGAGTGGCAGAACGGCCAGGCGGCGGTGAACCAGAAGCCCAAGCTCTTCTGGAATCGCATCTCACCATTTGACCTTTGGTGGACGCCAGGGGTTGCTGACATCGAGGACGCCGAGGTTATCGAGCGCACGCGCGTCACCCGCGCGGACCTGAACGATCTGCTCGATCTGCCCGGCTACAACACCGAAGAGATCCGCGCCGTGCTCGACGAGTATGGCCGTGGTGGGCTCAACGACAACTGGGACACGACCGACGCCGAGCGGGCGATCATGGAGAGCCGCGAAAACCCGCACATGAACCGTTCGGGGCTCATCTCCTGCCTCGAGTACCACGGCAACATCCAGGGTCGGATGCTCCTCGAGTACGGAATGAGCGAGCAGGAGGTTCCTGATCCGCTGCGGGACTACTTCGTTCAGGCGTGGCTCATCGGCACCCACATCATCAAGGTCCAGCTCAGCCCAAGCCCGCGCAAGCGCCACCCCTACTTCATCACCTCCTTTGAGAAGGTGCCCGGAACTCCGGTGGGCAACGGCCTGCCTGACATCCTCTCGGACATCCAGGAAGTGGGCAACGCATCGCTGCGTGCGCTGGTCAACAACCTGTCCATCTCCTCTGGCCCTCAGGTCGTGGTCAACGATGACCGCCTGAGCCCCGACGAGGACGGCGAGGAGCTGTATCCGTGGAAGCGCTGGCACGTCCAAAGCGATCCCATGGGAAATAACTCGCAGGTGCCGATCAGCTTCTTCCAGCCGAACTCCAACGCGCAGGAGCTGCTGGGCGTCTACCAGAAGTTCAACGACATGGCCGACGAGCTGTCGGCAATTCCGAAGTACCTGTCGGGTGAAGCGTCGGGCGGAGCCGGTCGCACGGCCAGCGGCCTGGCGATGCTCATGGGCAACGCGTCAAAGATCCTGCAGACGGTCGCCGCCAACATCGACCGCGACGTCCTGACTCCGCTGCTCATGTCGCTCTTCGACATGCTCATGCTCACCGATCAGTCGGGCATGCTGACCGGCGAGGAGCAGGTCCGCGTGATGGGCGTCAACGTGGCCATCCAGCGCGAGACGCAGCGCGCTCGTCAGCTTGAGTTCTTGCAGATCACCGCCAACCCGATCGACAGCCAGATCGTCGGACCCAAGGGCCGCGCCTCTGTCCTGCGCTCCGTTGCCCAGACCATCGGCCTCGACGGCGAGCAGATCGTCCCCAGCGACGACGAACTCAACAAGATGCAGCAGGCCAACGCTGCTCAGCAGCAGGCCATGCAGGAGGCTGGCGCTCAGGCGCAGGGCAGCCAGAAGAAATCCGACGCCACGCAGGACATGGGTCCACGGACCCGGATCGCTGGCGGGGTCGGTTAACGCCAGCAATCAGGAGAGCATCATGGCGAAGGGTAAAGAGATGAGCAGCAAGAACGTTACGTTCGCGAAGGGCGGCACCACGAAGATGATGGGTCGTCAGTATGCCGGTCCCGATAAGCCTGGCGTGACGGGTAAGGCCACGACGGGTACTGGCGGCAAGTTTGCCAAGGGCGGCTCAACTGGCAAAGTCGGCAAGCAGAAGCCGTCTGTTGCAGCCAAGCCAGGCGTTTCGGTCTCCAACTAATGGCGGCCAAAACTAAGAAACTCCCGATCAAGGTCAAAGTGAAGGGCATGTCTGCGCGCAACGCAGGCATCCCCCGCTTGTCCGGCACCGGGAAAACAACTCAGAACCGCCAGTACAAAAAGGGTGCTCTTCAGGAGGATCCTTCCAAGTTCACGAATGTGGGCTTTGGAAATACTGGCATGACCGCCGAGGATTGATCGAATGGCTAAGACTGAGATCAGGGGCGACAAAATCGTCCGACATGTCGGTAAGGGCTCTCATGAAGAGAAGCTCCCAAGCCGCTTTGCTATGGCGCAGTTGACGAACGGCGATGTCGTGCAGCGCTCGTTCAACAACTACGCAAAAAAGACGCCCGCTGGCATGACCACCGCCGGTCCTAACGTCTTCATGATGGGGCGTCGTTTTTGAGCGATCTCCCCCTCATCATCAAATCAGCAACTCTCGCCCGAGCTGCCCCCAGAGAATGGTCGGAATTTCTGGCGGCATTCAAAGACTACACTGATACCCGACGTGACCAATGCGTCTCGTCCCCCATCGACGCGCTCCAGGTATCCCAAGGCCGCGCACAGCAATGTGCCGCGCTCCTTCGGCTATTCGACGAGTGCCTCAAAACGGCGGACAAGATCCAGGAGAAACGTAAGTGAGCATTACACCCGGAACTATTGACCCAAACGTGAAAGTACCTGACGCCATCAAGGCAAAAGCCGCCAAGGCTGAAGCCGCGTACATGGCAGCCTACAAGCCTGAGGAAATTCAGCTTGATGGGGTTCAGACGACGGACGAAGGGCAGACCCCCGAGCCTGCCGAAGCCAAAATCCCCGAGGCAAGCGCGCCCGAGGCCCAGACCGTTACCTCGAAAGGTAACGAGGACGATCAGTCCTGGGAGCATCGATACAAGTCGATGAAGGGTCGGTATGACCGCGCCGAAGCTCAGCTCAGGTCCATGAGCGAGCAGATCACTTCGCTTCAGAACTCTCTCGCTGCACTCGAGCACCGGCGCTCCGACCCTGTGGATGACTCTTTCGAGAAGCTCATCACGCCTGAGGAGGAGAACGACTACGGCCAGGACTTCCTGAATGTGGTGGCCAAAAAGGCCAAGGAAGAGCTGCTGCCGATCACCAAGAAATACGAGGCCAAGATTGCCGAGCTAGAGTCGAGACTCCAGCAGACGACTGGCTATGTTGAGCAGGACGCCAAGTCTCGAATGGAGTCCAGCCTCGACCATGAAATCCCGAATTGGCGAGACGTGAACTTCAATCCAGACTTTCTCACCTGGTTGAAGTTGCCAGATCCTTATTCTGGTGTTATTCGTCATGAACTACTGAAGACCGCGTACTCGCGGAATGACACTCCCCGAGTACTGGCCTTCTTCAATGGCTTCCTCGCTGATGAGGCTGCCACGGATCCCGCGAAGGCGGAGACTGGCCGGAGCAACGCTCCCGCCAAGATGTCTCTGGAGAACCTAGCGGCACCGGGCAGAGCCAAGACTGCAGCGGCCACTGGTGCCCCTGCTGAGAAGCCGATCTTCACCCGTGCCCAAATCGCGAAGTTCTACGCCGACAGCGCAGCCGGAAAGTACCGGGGCAAAGAGGCGGAGAAGGATCGTGTCGAAGCTCAGATCTTCGACGCCGAGCGAGAAGGGCGCATCAGATAATCTTCTCTCTGGGACACATCTAAAATGTCTACTTACACTTCAGCTTTCGGCGTTGCCGGTTCTGGCACCACGCCTTCCATCTACCCGGCCGGTGGCTCGGGCAACACCCTCGGCGCGACTGGTTTCATCCCTGAAATCTGGTCGGGCAAGCTCATCGAGAAGTTCTACGCCAGCACCGTTCTCGGTGCGATCTCGAACACCGATTACGAGGGCGAGATCAAGGAGATGGGCGACAAGGTGAACATCCGCACCAAGCCCACCATCTCGATCAACAACTACCTCGCGGACGGCCTGCTTGCCTTGCAGCGCCCCTCGGGCAACATCATCACCCTTCAGGTCGACAAGGGTAAGTACTTCAACACGATCCTCGACGACGTGATGGATGTGCAGTCCGACCTGAACCTGCTCAGCATGTGGTCTGACGACGCTGCCGAGCAGATGAAGATCGTGATCGACACGGATGTCCTCGCGGGCATTCTTGGCGGCGCTGCTACCAACAACAAGGGTGCGACGGCCGGTAAGATCTCCGGCACTCTCAACCTTGGCGTCACGGGCACTCCGCTCTCCACCACCGCCGCTGCCGCTTCGGGCAAGGTCGACATCCTGTCGATTCTGCTCCGTATGGGCCAGGCGCTCGACGAGCAGAACATCCCCGAGACCGGCCGCTGGGTCGTTCTTCCGACCTGGGCTGCTACGCTGATCAAGCAGTCGGAACTCCGCCAGGCTTACCTGTCGGGTGACGGCGTCTCGATCCTGCGCAACGGCCGCCTCGGCATGGTGGATCGCTTCACGATCTACACCTCCAACCTCCTCCCCTCCGGCGTTGCTGGCGGTCTGGCGGCTGGTGAGTACGCGATCTACGCCGGTCATGCCCACGGCCTGACCTTCGCCTCTCAGGTCTCCAAGGTCGAGACGCTCCGCTCGGAGCAGACCTTCGGTACGATCCTGCGCGGCCTGCAGGTCTACGGCTACAAGGTCATCGACGGTACGGCCATCGCCCAGGCGATCGTCACCCCCGGCTGATGACGAAACGGAGCCCCCCTAACCGGGGGCTCCTCTTCCTCCCGCTGGGGTAATCAATGGCTCTCGATACTGTTGCAGACTACGTCCGTGATGCTCGTGTCCTCCTCCAGGATACGATCGCGGATTATCGCTATCCGGATAGCGAGCTAGTCGAAGCCTTGAACCTTGGTCTGCTCGAGATGCGGCGACTGCGCCCCGAGCTTGTGCGCTCGTACTTCTCGTCCAGCATCCCGACTTTTTCGTCCACCGCGATGACGGCCGCAGTGCCGGTCGACTACCAGTATCGCGTGGCGCTTCTCTACTACATCTGCGGTCAGGCCCAACTTCGCGATGACGAAAGCACGCAGGATGCTCGCGCGACCGTGTTCCTCAATAAGTTCGTCGCTCAGATGCTGACGATCCAGGCGTGAGGCTGACATGACTCCTGACCTCAGCCGACTGATGGATAACCTCCGGATCCGGTGCCCCGGCGCGATCGACGACGTCCTCAAGCTCGAGATCTATTGGACCTTTGCTGAGTTCCTACAGGACTCAAACTGCTGGTACGAGGATGTCGAGTTCGCGGTTACCCCAGACGTAACCACCTACTATGTGACTCCGACCTACGCCGCGACGGCGGTTCGGCTCCTCGGCGTCATCAACTCTTCCAACCAGGGGCAGTTTGCTGGCTTCAGCCTGCCCGATGAGGTCACGCTGGCAGTCGCTCCCAGTCAGAACGACACGTACACTGCACGTCTTGCGCTGACGATTAGCGATCCCGTTAATCGTGACGGCTTCCCGGATTACCCTGACTGGGTTCTCGCCAAGTATAGCATTGAGATCATGGACGGTGTTCTTGGGCGAATGTTCACTCAGGTAGCTAAACCGTACACAAATGAACGTATGGCTATCTATCACTCACGCCGATTCCGTACTGGTGTTGCTCAGGCAAAAGTTGAAGCGCAGCATCAAAACGTATATCGTGGCCAGAACTGGAAGTTTCCACAATCGTTTGCTCGGCGTAAGGCTCGATAACTGTCGAGCCAGGTGAGCAAGCTGGAGTCACCCTATGGCGCTTTCTCTCAAACACAGCTTCAATTCGCCGAAGAGTGATGGCACGGACGCAACGCTCGTCCAGCCTTCGAACTGGAATGCCGAGCATTCTCTGACGCTGGGCACGGCCAAGCTGGTGGGACGGACAACGTCTGGCACAGGCGCTGCCGAAGAGATCAGCGTTGGCGCAGGTCTCACCCTTTCAGCCGGGTCTCTGACGGGCAATGTTGTCACGGTGGCCGGTCGGACTGGCGCGATTATCTTGGCGGTAGCCGACGTAACCGGCGCTGCTCCCCTGGCGTCTCCGACGTTCACGGGCACGGTCAATGGCGCTGCTGCCACGCTGACGGGCACCCTGACAGGTGTCGCGGGCACTTTCTCTGGTGCGCTCTCTGGCGCGACCGTTGCCGACGCGGTTGGGACTATCCGCCCGATTGTGGCGGGTACGTCGGTTGCTACGACATCTGGCACTGCTCTGGACCTCAGCACGACTATCCCTAGCTGGGTCAAGCGTATTACTATTGCCTGTAACGGCGTGTCGCTCAGCGGCTCATCGCATAGCATCATTCAGCTTGGATCAGGCACCTACACGACCTCTGGCTACGTAAGCACTGGAGCCTATGCCGGTACCGCAAACGCCGCTGGTGTAGCTTCTGCGACAAACGGTCTTTTGGTCCACGGCGGAAGCAACACCAATGCTTTCACAGGCACAATGACGCTCGTGAACATCTCAGGCAATATCTGGGTAGAGAGTCATGCTGGGTGCCTCAATACAACGATTGGAGTTATGGGCGGAGGCGCGATCACGCTGAGCGGCGTGCTGGATCGCATTCGCATTGCATCGGCCAACGGCACCGACACGTTTGACGCTGGCAGCGTCAACATCCTCTATGAATAATGCCCAGACTCAGGAGTAAACGGGTATGGCTGTAACTTACTCTACGACCGTCAAGACGAACCGACTTAGCATCGTCAACGACGCGCTAAACTCAAAGACCTTCGCTGCCGGTACGGGTGCGGGATCTGTGGGAACGCTTGTCATCGGTACGTCAGCACTGTCGGGAGCGACGGGCGTTCTGACCACGATCGCCTTGCAGAACCCTGCGGCAACGGTCTCGGGCAACACCCTCACCATTGCAGGCGTGCCCCTTTCGGCCACTGCAGCTGCAACGGGCACAGCCGCCCTTGCCGAACTGCGCAACAACGCAGGGACGGTAATTGCATCTGGTTTGACCGTCGGGACGAGTGGCGCTGACATCATCATCAACTCCACGGCTGTCTCCTCTGGTCAGACCGTTACTCTGACGTCCGGCACTATTACGCACGGGTAACGCTGATGGCATTTGTCACCGCCGATCGAGTCCAAGATGTATCCACTACGACGGGCACCGGGAGCTTCACCGTTTCCGGTACGGCTCCGATCGGGTATCGGACGCTGTCGGCCGTCCTCGCCGCTGCCGACACGTTCTACTACTCGATTCAGGGCCAGGGCACTGGCGAGTGGGAGACGGGTATCGGCACGTATTCGGGGGCGAATGTCTTCGCACGAACAACGGTGTTGTCGTCTTCAAATGCCGGTTCAGCGGTGAGTTTCTCCGCGGGCAATAAGGACGTCTTCCTGACGTTCGTGGCCAGTAGGACGCCTCAGCTGAACAACGCAGGTAACGTGACGGCGTTGGGAACGCCCGTTTCAGCCACCCTCACCAACGCCACCGGGCTCCCCCTTACCACTGGGGTAACCGGCACTCTGCCGGTCGCCAACGGCGGCACGGGTGTGACGACAAGCACGGGCAGCGGCAACAACGTCCTCTCGACATCGCCGACGCTGGTGACGCCTGTTCTTGGAACACCCTCGAGCGGCACTTTGACTAGCTGCACCGGGCTCCCCCTTACCACTGGGGTAACCGGCACTCTGCCGGTCGCCAACGGCGGAACTGGCTTGGCTACAACGCCTGCAAACGGCTCGTTAGATATTGGGAACGGTACGGGCTTTACCCGCACGACTTTAACACCCGGTTCCGGCATTACCATTACGAACGCCGCTGGGTCAATCACGATTGCGGCTTCGAGTGGTGGCGGTGGCGGTGCTGCTACTCAAGGTGGCTTTCAGTCTTCGACTACGGCCCTCTATCCTGGATATGGCCTTGTCTCCTCCCCTGGGAATACGCAGGTCTTAACTACAAGCCGTATCTACTATGCCGCCTTTGTAGTAGGACAGTCCACGACATTCACAAAAATGGGAATATACGTAACTACAGCGCAAGCATCAACCATTGCTAGACTTGGCATCTATAATTGGTCTGGCGGGAAAAGCACCACGTTAGTTCTTGACGCTGGAACCGTTTCTTTGGCAGCAACGGGAACCGTTGAAACTACAATATCCCAAACGCTTTCCGCGGGCGTGTATTCGTTGGCAATCATTGCAAACTCTTCGACCGCAGACATTCGTGCCTCGCAGGTTCAATTTATGGTCTACCCATTTATGTATGGGTTCAACGATCCAAACAGTGGAATAAGTACTGTCCTTCATTATGAATCTGGAACTGGAACTACTCTCCCGGCTACTGCTACGACAACGCCTACGAATTTCATGTCAGCAACTCCTCCCCTTGTGTGGTTAAGGGTGTAACATGCAGAATACTCGTTACTCCCTCTACGAAGACGGTGTCCTTGTTTATCAAGAAGACACTCGTCTTGTGTCCATCTGCGCCGAACGCAAGCTTGAGGAAGTTCGCTATAAGTGCGCGGAGTTGATAGCTGCTACCGGCATTGACTGGATGGTGCAGCGCGAGGTCTCGGGCGGCAAGCCGGTGCCGCAGTCCGTGAAGGACCAGTGCGCAGCTTATCGCGCACGCTCGAACGAACTTGAGGCCCAGGTTGCCACTGCAGTTTCCGCCGCCGCAGATGATGACGACAAAGCAGCTTGCGATGCCGTCGAGAGTATCAGCTGGGGGTAGTACACATGGCTATCGTTCAACTGGAAGACGGGCGTATCGCTGACGAGTTTGAGATGGGCAAAGAGCCATACGTCCTGAGCGATGCGTTGGTGATGGCACCCGCCGATTACGATGCTTTGACGGCTGAAGAAATCGAAGCGATGAAGCAAGCTCGCTACGACAACTGGATCACCCTCATCACTGCGCCTCAGGAGTGATCGATGGCTGATCGTTATTGGGTTGGGGCGTCAGGCGACAACTGGAACTCCGCTGCGAGTTGGTCCGCTACTTCTGGCGGATCGGGCGGGGCTGGTATACCGACATCTGCCGACAACGCAATATTCGACAGGGCGACAACCTATTCAGTTAATTCCAGCACCGCTGTAACACATACCTGTGCCAATTTCACTGTTTCCGCCGGAGTGGTGACGTTTAACCTCAGCACTTCGCAGCTATATATTTACGGCAACTACACTGTAGTTGCCGCAACAGTTTGGGGAAACAGTTCTGGCGGTGTTCGTTTTGCGGGGTCTGGAACGCAAAACATAACCACAAACGGCACTAACATACAGTCGTTTGTCCTATTCGAAGGGACTGGAACTTACGTACTTCAAGACAATTTTTCGGCAAACTCGGCCTCCAGCAGTAGAGCCCTGGCCTTTTCGTCCGGGACATTGGACCTGAACAACAAACAGCTCTCCTGTCAGGGCTTCTTGGGAAGCAACACAAACGCTCGGTCTATAAATTTTGGGACAACAGGAAAAATCATCCTTGTCGGATCTAGGACCACAGGCTCTTATACGGCATGGGATACGTCAGACACAACAAACCTGACAATCACAGGGACTCCCGTCGTTGACCTCACAGGCTCAAACGGGGTTAGCAACAACCACCTTTTTTATGCAAGAAGCCCTGACGCAGCGAGCGCCATTTCGATCAACATCAAGTCCACCGTCGTGGGTTCCGTTTTCCTAGGCCAAACAACTTCTGTCGCCTATAATAACGTAGACTTCACTGGTTTTACCGGGACGTTTGGTAGCCACATTTACAGCCCATTCACTGTGTACGGTAATTGGACATTCTCCACTGGCATGACCGTCGACAATTCTACCTCTAGCACGACCATAAAATTTGCAAAAAGTTCCGGAACCCAGACGATAACGTCAAACGGTAAATCCTTTAACTGCCCCTTGATCTTCGACAGTGTGGGCGGCACCCTTTTTCTTGCCGACGCGCTCTCCGTTAGCGCCTTTACAACAGTTAGGACGTTTACCCTCGTTAACGGCACGTTTGACGGCAACAGTAAGACGATTACGAATGCAAGCACAGGTGCCTTCTCATCGACCGGCACAGTGACGATCAAGAACGTCAGCACGGCGCTGGGGTTTACGATGACCAGCGGAACACTGACGCAGGGCGCGGCAAACACCTTCGGTTCCGTCACCCTAAACAACGGCACGTTCGACGGCGGCGGGTTCACGACCACCGGCGCGTTCACCATGGCGACCGGAACGGTCCTCCTCCAGAACGCTGTCACCGCATCCACGTTCACCCATACAAGCGGGACGCTGACCCTCGGCGGCAACAACAGCGTTGGCGCTTACTCGTTTGCGAACGGTACGCTGGACCTCAACGGCTACACGTTGTCTGC